TCCTTTTGCACATACCCGCGAAATTCGCAGTTTTGCCAAACACTTGTTCGACAGTCCGAAAGAATGTTCGATAGGATGAAATCAAAGGAGAAAACATGAAGACTGAAACTGTAAGCCTTGCCAAATTGAAACTTGATCCGGACAATGTTCGGCAGCACGACAGTCGTAGCCTAGAAGCTATAGCAGAGTCGCTGAAGCGCTTTGGGCAACGGAAACCCGTAGTTATAGGCAAAAAGAATTTGGTGGTCACAGGTAACGGCACAGTTCAAGCTGCCCAACTTCTTGGCTGGGTTGAACTTCAGGCGGTGCGAGTTCCGGAAGACTGGACTGATGAAAAAGTGCGAGCATTCGCAATTGCTGACAACAGAACTAGCGAACTTTCTAACTGGGACATCCGGCTGCTGGTTGAACAACTGAACGGCTTAGAAGCTACCGAGATTGAATCAGTCGGTTTTACCTCGGAAGAACTAGACGACCTTTTGGAGTATCAAGAAAACCCTTTCAGCTCGATCCGGATGAACATTTCAGACTTGAAACCGCACCCAAAAAACTATCAGCTGCACCCGGATAGTCAGCTAGATCAAATTGCCGCCAGTATCAAGGAACACGGTTTTTATCGGAACATTGTAGTAGCAAATGACGACACTATTTTGGCGGGTCATGGCGTAGTTCAGGCTGCTAGTCGCATGGGCAGAAAGCGTGTTCCGGTAATCAGGCTAGAGATAGATCCAAATGATCCAAAGGCGCTAAAAGTGCTTACCAGTGATAACGAGATAAATAATCTAGCGAAGGTCAATGACCGAGCTTTGACTGAACTGCTCAAGGACTTGCTGGAAATAGAAGGCACAGGCGCGCTGATGGGAACTGGGTTCGATGAGAACCAGCTGGCGGCTTTGGCTTTTACAACTCGCCCGGCTGGGGAACTGGAAACCCAAGATGCTGCTGCTGAATGGCTCGGCATGCCGGACTGGGAGAAGAAGCCCGAGTATCCGAGTGTAAATGTTCGGTTTGAAAATGCCGAGGACAGAACAGAATTTATGGAGCGGATCGGTGCTAGTTTTTTCAATAAGCGCATAGGGGAAGCTTGGGCAATTTGGTATCCCGAGCGCGAGCGCGAAGACATCAAATCTTTGAGGTTTGAAGAAGATGAGTAAGCCGCGCTATCCGATCTACATAATCTCCAAAGGCAGAGCTAAGACCTGTCTGACCGCTGACATGTTTATCCGGGAGAAAATACCTTTTAAGCTTGTGATTGAACCGCAGGAATTTGAGGACTACGCGGCTATTTATGACGAAAAAATTCTTGTCAAGCTGCCGTTTTCCAACTTAGGTCTAGGCGGTATCCCAGCTAGGAACTGGGTCTGGCAAGACGCAAAAAAGTCCGGCGCGGCTCGGCACTGGATCTGGGATGACAATATCCGAGGCACGATGTACTGGTGGAAAGGGCGCAGAACAAGAGTCAGCGCAAACTTAGCTATCAGTTCGGTTGAGGAATTTGTAGACAGATACGAGAACATAGCGATCGCGGGAATGAATTATGACACTTTTGTTTTTAGTTCAACCACGCCTTATGTCAAGAATTGTAGGGTCTACTCAAACTTGCTAATCAGAAATGATCTGCCTTTTGAGTGGCGCGGCAGGTATAACGAGGACACAGATTTGTGCTTGCAAGTTCTAAGCGCTGGCTGGGCTACTGTTCTGTTCAACGCTTTTATGATTATGAAAATGCACACGATGGCTATGAAGGGCGGGAACACAGAGCAACTCTATAGCGGTGACGGCAGACTAGAAATGGCTCGCAGTCTAGAAAGACAATGGCCGGGAGTTGTAGAAGTAAAGCGCAAGTTCAAAAGACCTCAGCATCACATAAAAAAAGCTTGGCGTCAGTTCGATACCCCGCTGATTAGGCGAAAAGACATAGACTGGGAAGAAATAAAAAGCAAAAAAGTAAACATGAAGCTGATTGAAAAACAAGATGTCAAGTCTCAGCATCTCCAAAAAGTAGTAAAAGCTTATAACCAGAAAGCAAAAGACTAAGGAAAGTCCAAATGGCTACTAGGGGAAGACCTCCGAAACCAGTGGAGCAAAAAAGGGCGCTGGGCAACCCGGGCAAAAGAGCTTTGCCAAAGCAGTCCGAAATTCAAATGCTGACTGCAGCGTCTAGCACTCCGGAGCCTAGTAGACCGCTGGGAAAGCCCGGGCGGGAATTATGGGACAGAACTTGGAGCGCCGGGATCAACTGGATAAGCCCAAAAACCGACTCAGAAATCCTGCTAATGACTTGCGAAATGATAGACGAGCGTTGGAATCTTCGCGCACAAGTGCTGAAGGAAAATGATTCAAAAGAACGGCGCAACCTAAATCAGCTGACAAAAATGATTCAGGAAAACTTATCACTGCTTGGATTTACCCCGGCAGATAGAACTAGGCTCGGAGTGGCGGAAGTAAAAGCCCAGTCGAAACTAGAGGAACTAATGCAAAGGCGAAATGATAGATAAGTCATGGCCGCCAAAATGGCTAACCCCGGTAGCGCCTGAAATGCTTACCGGCGGCGAGGGTGAACTGGTCATAGACTTTTCTGATGCCTTTGGGATCATTACCAAGGACTCAGTAGCCGGGAAAGCCGGGCAGCCGATCAACCTGCGCGACTGGCAAAAAGAACTAATCAGGCATGTTTTTGCTCACGAAAACGGCGGGCTAAAACACTCCACTAACCTGATAGGAATGCCTAGAAAAAATGGCAAGTCGGCACTGGGTTCAATACTGGCGCTGTATAGCCTTTTACTAGGTCCACGAGGCGGCGAGGTCTACTCAGTCGCCGCAGAGAAGGAGCAAGCCCGAATTGTATTCGCTGACGCTAAAAGAATTGTTGAGAACAGTCCGGATTTATCTGCGGTTACGAATCTCTACCGCGATGCTATCGAAGTACCTTCAATGGGTAGTGTTTACCGAGTCCTGTCGGCGGAAGCGTATTCAAAAGAAGGACTGAACCCGCACTTCGTGCTATTTGACGAGCTGCATGCTCAGCCGAATCGCGAACTTTACGATGTTATGTCTTTGGCTATGGGATCGCGAGGAAATCTAGCGACACTAGTGGCGATTACTACCGCCGGGGTCAAGTCGGACTCGACTGGAAAAGACTCAATTGCCTATCACTTGAAGCAATACGGCGAAAAAGTTAGCCGGGGTGAAGTGGATGACCCCAGCTTTTTTATGGCTTGGTGGGAGTCGGAAGGCGATTATAGGCTGGAAGAAACTTGGCGGGATGCTAATCCCGGCTACGGTGATTTGAACTCTATAGCTGATTTTCAGTCCACTGTTAGAAGAACGCTGGAATCAGAATTTAGAACTAAGCGCTGCAACCAGTGGGTCAGCTCGCAAAATAGCTGGCTGGCAGACGGAGCTTGGGACAGCTGTGCCGGTGAGTTTGAGATCAGCCCGGATGACGAAATTATTCTTGGCTTTGATGGATCTTTCAACAATGACGCGACAGTAGTAGTAGGCGCAACAGTTCCAACTGATGATCAACCTGTCAAAGTTTTCATGGTCAAAGCTTGGGAAAAGGATTTGAACATTCATGACGATGACTGGCGAGTGGATGTCTTGGATGTAGAGAACACGATTATAGAGTTTTGCAAAAAGTATCCTAAAGTTCGGGAGATTGCTTGCGATCCTTACCGCTGGGAGCGCTCGATGGAAGTCCTAGAAGACTACGGCTTGCCAATTGTCAAATGGCCTTCGACTAGCCCGAAGCGCATGGTGCCAGCTTGCGCTAAGTTCTACGACTTGGTAGCTGAGCAGCGCTTGATGCACGACAATGATCCGACACTGGCTAGACACTTATCTAACGCGGTAATCAAAACAGACGCTTTAGGTCCTCGTATTGTCAAGGAAAACAGAAACAGCCCGCGAAAGATTGACGCGGCTGTGGCAGCGATCATTGCAGTTGATAGAGCGCTTACGGGTAGGATAGAAGAAATGGTTCCTGAGTTTTTTGTATGATGAAAGATAGGACTAAATTGTTAGGCAATATGTTGCAGATTATAGGCGCGGCACTCGTTTCAACCGGGGCAGCTATGGTTTTTCTTCCCGCCGGGTTTGTAGTCGCAGGAGTCTTTTCTGTGATGTTCGGATTATCTATGGAGCGTGCGCGTGCTGAATAACTTGACACAGAGAGCAATTAGCTTTCAGACCCTCTGGGGTTCTGGTGGAGACTTTGAGCTAGGAACTCGCTCGGCTACTTTGATCAACAACGAAACAGCACTTCAGATCAACTCAGTTTTTTCGGCGATAAGCCTAATCAGCAACACAGTCGCGACACTTCCGGTAGATGTCTACATACGCCGAGACGGAGACCAGCGAGCTTTTAGACCTTCCCCCCAGTGGGTTCAAAAGCCAGACATTGACTTCCCGGAAAAGTCGGCTTTTTATACCGGGCTAATTACTTCTCTAATGCTAGACGGGAATGCTTTTATTAGGGTTTTCTCAAATGACCGGGGCGAGATAATCAACCTGAGTGTGTTGAACCCAGCCAGCGTAGAAGTAAAGCGCACTGGGTTCGGTAATGTCCGCTTTGTGATCAACGGCGCAGACAAGTCTTTGGGGTCAGACGAGATCATTCAGATCACTGACATAGTTCGCCCGGGACACATTCGCGGAATCAGCCGAGTTGATACCTTGAAGGAAAACTTTGGCTTGGCTATGGCACTGGAAGAATACGCGGCTAGGTTTTTTGGGCAAGGTGCTAACCCGGCGGGAGTTATTGAGTTCGAAGGAAATCTAAGCGCTGAGCAAGCGAAAGCACTAGCAGAAGGCTTTGATTCAAGACACAGAAACTCAGGGCGCAGAGCTCACAAGACCGGAGTGCTATCCGGCGGCGCAAAATACAAGCAAACTTCTACTGATCCGGAAAAATCTCAGACGATAGAAGCTAGGCGTCTAGCAGTGGAAGATGTCGCGCGAGCTTTTTCAATACCAAGCAACTTTTTGAACTTGCCCGGGACTAATACTTACAGCTCAGTGGAGCAAAATTCTCTAATGTTTGTCAAGTACTGCATCAGACCTATAGTCGAAAAAATCGAAGGCGCGCTAAGCACTTTGATGAACCGATACCCCGGCGGAGAAACTGCTTATCTAAAGTTCAGCCTAGACAGTTTGCTTCGAGCCGATGTAGCTACTCGAAACCAGTCTTATTCAGTCGGTCTGCAAGCCGGCTTTTATAGCGTGAACGATATTAGGCGCTTTGAAAACCTTTCCCGGATTGACGATCCCAGCGCGGACACGGTTCGAGTTCCACTAGCAAACATAAATGTAGAGGCAGCAGAACTTTCAGCCCAGCAGGTCAGGGTCAAGATGGCTAGAGATTTGGTGATGGTTGGTTTCGATCCCGCTGATGTTCTAAAGTCTTTCAGCTTGCCAGCTATGACACATACCGGCATACCAAGCACACAGCTCCAAGCCTTGGCACAACTCGACCCCGAAGACCCAACTTCGCTTTACGGAGAATAAGATGCCAGAACTTTTAGAATCAAGAGCCGAGCCTGACGCTTTATCAGTTGGCGATTTTGTTAGGTGGAATAGTAGCGGCGGAGTTGCTAGGGGTCAGATCACGAAAATAATTCGCGATGGTTCAGCCAAGGTTCCCGGGTCAAGTTTTACGATCAACGGCGATCCAGAAAACCCAGCTGCTTTGATTGCACTGTTTAGAGAAACAGATGACGGCTATGAAAAAACAGTCACGATAGTAGGGCATAGGTTTTCTACGCTGACAAAAATTGACGATCTGCGCTCAGTTGTAGATCTCGGAACTGTTGCCGACTTGGTTGATCTGAAGCCGCCAGCTTTTATGCGGGCAGCAGCTCGACTTGGAATCGAAAAATCTCAGAGTGGAGAAAATAATGTCGGAATTGAAGAATCAGTCATTCGAGAAGCTAAAGCTATGGCACTTGGGAATGTTACTGCTGACAAGTGGCTTCGTATTCGCGACTGGCTTTCTAGTAATAGTAAAGTTTTTCAGCTGGCTACTACTGACACCAGTTCCGGTATAACCGAGAGATTGCTATGGGGTTCGGGGCTTTCCAAGTCTGCTTCAGAACGAGCGCTAGTCTTTGCTGAAGACATAGTTGCTAGAATTGAATCAGAAAACGAAGGCAGGGCGAAAGGTGAAGCATTGTCAAAGATAGAAACTCGGGTTCATGCTACGGAGTTTGAGATTCGCGAAGACGAAAATGGCGGGATGCTGTTTGAGGGCTACGCGGCTGTCTTTGATTCTCCAAGCGAGCCACTTCCTTTTATTGAACGGATCGCGCCGGGAGCTTTTCGCGGCAGCCTAAAGCAGCGTAACGATATCAAGATTCTCTGGACCCATGACACCGGTTCAATTCTTGGTTCAACCCGCTCAGGAACTTTGAGCCTCAGCGAAGACGGCAGGGGACTTAGAGTGAGCGCACAATTACCCAACACGACACTAGGCAGGGACACAGCGGAACTCCTACGGCGTGGCGATGTGGATTCTATGAGCTTCGGCTTTAGCGTCCCCCGTAATGGTGACAGTTGGAGCGAAGACGGAAGCCAGCGAACTTTGAATCAGGTTCGGCTTCACGAGGTTTCAATAGTTGCTTTTCCGGCTTACACTGCCACTGCTGGCACAGCTACAGTTCGCGGCTTAGACAAAATTGCCGAGCGCGCTAATGTTGATTCAGACCAGCTGGCGGATGCGTTGCTGAAGATTGAATCCGGCGACAGCATTACACTAGAAGAAAAGTCACTTATCTCAAAAGTGCTAGATACCCTAGCCCCAGAGGTTGAATCAGAAGACGAGTTCGATGGTCAGGCTTGGCTCAACCTAAAGAAGAAAAAACTCCAAACACTGATAGCGAAGGCATAATGAAAAACAGAGAGAATTATCGTCAGGCGATCCTAAAGGCGCTTGGCAACCCGAGCAGTGGCGTGTTAGTAGACTACATGGACACGATCTTAGATGCAGTTGTTGGTCTCGAAGAAAAAGCCGATTATAAGCCAAATGCTAGAGACGGCGATGGCGATGGCTTGGTGCAGGATGGCACAGCTTACGAGAGACCGACTAAAGAAACTCGGATCACTGGAGTGCCAAACAAAAGGTAGCCCAAACGAGTTCGCCCGGCTAGGTTTTATTTCCTTTCTCCTAGCCGGGTTTTTCTATGCCTTGATAACAACTTGATAACGAATCTGAAAGGCTACCCCATAGGGATTTGGAGCGGTTTATAGTAGAACTATCAACCAACGAATAGGAAACCAAATGACAAAAATTCAAACCAAGGAAATCGAATCCCAAATGGTAGTAGTTTGGCGTAATTTGCAAATGGTCAATGCGGAATTGCTTCGCTTGCGAACCGAACTTACGGAAATCACCGACTGGGAAAAGTTCGATTTTCAAACCCAAGCAATTCGTTCAGCCGAAGGTAGTCAATTCCGGACATTAGCAAAAATGCAAATGTTGGAAAACGAATTGACGGGAAACTAATGAGCCGGGCAACGGTTCAACCTTCGGGTTTCGAGTCCAAAATGTTAGACCGGGTTATTGCCAAAGGGATGAACCCAAGGGATGCTCACGAACTTTTGGAGGAATTGTTTTTCTGTCACGAAGGCGGGAACCTGATTTATGCGCTTCGATACTGGAATTTCATAACCGCCGGGCAAGCAGAAAAGATGGTGAAATAATGTATAGCGAATTTCAAGAGATCAAAGAGGATATCAAAAGGCGACTTGCGGAATTTAAATCAGAACCAGATGGAATGTTGGCAGAGGAAGCTGACAGCTTGACTCCGGTTTACAATAATCAAATCATTGCCGACTGGCAAGAGATGCCAAGTGAGTTCAACGACAGCTGGCGGGAATACGGCTGGGACGAATCTTTGGAACAAGGCGGGATCCTTGGTCTAATGCGAATTGACTTGGTTCACTACTACGAAAGTTTGGCGATCCGCGCTTACTACGAACTGACCGCAGTAAATACTGATGATTAGAGAACCTTACATAAGCCGGGCGGGTCACTGCTCAAAGCCGAACTGTGAAACCAAAAGATACTCGGCAGGTCTGTGTTTGAAACATCACAGCTTGGATACCGGCAAGACAAAGAATCAAAACACTAACCGGGAAGGTCACTGTGTTCACTTGAACTGTGGCGCGGTAATACTTTGTAGACGGTTATGCGCGAAGCACTACCGCCAGCTTAGAAGGGGTATCCCAATGCCCGGTATCCCAAAACAACATCGAGAAAGAAACCTGTCCCGATCCGAGCTAGGCAATTTTGACTATTCAGCTTTTTGGCAATGGGTCAAGGTTGAACTAAAGATCTAAATGTAACAGTTTTATAACACTGCCCCATAGCAATTTTAGGTTGATTATAGTTAGTTTTATCAACCAACCGATAGGAAACCAAATGACAAACCAAATTACGGAAAACCAAATCCCGTTTGATTACGCAATGAATTTTCAAATTAGCCGCAACCCGCGCCGAGTAGAAATGTTGCAAGAAACGATTGCCAAGATTTCAACCAAAGTAGAACAAGGCGAAAGAATTTCAGAAAACGATCTAATCAAAATGGAAAACATTCTAAAAGGATTGCGCCGATCAAACATTGGCAACCGCTAAAAAAACCAATTGAATTGAAAGGAAAATCAAAATGACAAAAACAATTTATGAAATCCAAACTGACCAACTGAAAGCCCGCGCTGTCCGGATACAGGAACAGATGGATTCACTACGCGAAATCTTGAAATCAGATAAGGAGCTGATTGAACCGGATCACTACCTTCAGATCGGCAACCGACTGGAACAGCTGGAAATCGCGCTAAATTATTCGCTGGATCGGTGAACCAAACATGACAAAAATAAACAGTTACGAGGAAACCCAAAGGCAAGTAGATCTTTGCAACGGGTTCAACCCGCTTCCCAAAATTTGGTATCAGGTAAAAATTGACGGAGCTGACAAGGCGGTTTATGCCGCTTATCTGAGAACACTGGATGAGTTGGAACAAAGTTTAGGTGCCGGCACTCCGGAAGCTCGCGATGTGATCAAGGGTTTAGCTGAGTCAATGGATTGCTGGATCGAAAAGATGGAAGCCCGGTATCAGATAGAATTTTATAACGGTCTTGAAGATTTGCTCAATTACCGCAAGTAGATAAAGGCAGACCCCGGGTTATTGGTTGCCCGGGGTTTCGCTTGTAGCTCGGTATTGTAAACTATTAGAAGATTGAGCGTCACCGCCGTCTGCAGCAAGGCTGAGCGTCACCGCCGCCGAAACTAACTAACTATTACAAGGAGACTAAAATGTCTGAGTTTATCAAAACCCAGCAGGAAGTCCGCGCAAACTTGACTGAGCAGATTCGCGATGTCATTGAGTCGGCTGAAGCTGAGTCGCGTGGTCTTGATGCTATGGAACTAGAAAAGATAGAACGAATTGAAGTGGACATTCGTAGAGCTGACGAAGCTCTATCTGTCGCTTCCCGAAATGAAGAACGCAAGTCGGAGCTGGCATCAGCTTCTCATGGCTTTGTTCCGGCAATGGAAGACCGATCATCCGCTCAGATTCTTAGGGACTTGGCTGAGTCGCGTGGAGTTCACGAGTTTGAAAAGCGAGCAACTCTAGTTGATAGCGCGAACACAGTTCCAAAGTCTTTCTATGACGAAGTGTTTGATGTTGCTCGGCTAGTAGGTCCTATGCTTGATGTTTCTGAAATGATCAACACGACCTCAGGCGAAGACCTAACGATCCCAACACTTACCGCCTACAGCACTGCAGCTATTACCGCAGCAGCCGGCACGATTGGTAAGAGCGAGCCGACCTATAGCTCGATCACTCTCGGGGCTTATAAATACGGCTTTTTGATCCAAGCTGCTAATGAGCTAGTAACAGACGCCGGGTTCAACCTGTCGGCACACTTGGCTCAGCAAGCTGGAAACGCTATCGGCTACGCAGTGAACGAAGCGCTGACCAACGGAACTGGAACTGTGCAGCCAAATGGCGTAGTAACCCAAGCCGGTTCTGGCGTAACAGGTGGCACTGGGGTTGCCGGTGTATTTACCGCCGATAATCTAATAGACCTTGCCTACACCAACCTAGACGGAGCCGTAAGGCGTCTGCCAGGAGTTGGCTACATGGCTGCTGGGGCAACTATTGGAGCTATGCGCAAGCTAAAGGACACCGCCGGGAACTATCTTTATCAGGTAGGCGTTGGACAGCCGGACGCGTTTGCAGGATTCTCAGTTGTTGAGAACCCGCATATCCCAGCTCTAGGAACTGGCGCTAAGTCAGTTCTGTTCGGTCACCTACCTTCTTACAAGGTTCGTATGGCCGGCGGTCTACAGGTAGCGTCTTCTCAGGACTACGCCTTCAACACCGATTTGACTACTTGGAGATTCCTCATCAGGCTTGATGGCGCTCTTACTCACAGTGGTCACATTAACTACTTCAAGGGCGCTGCTAGCTAACCTGAAGTAAAACAAGAGAACCCGGTTATCTTTGGTTGATAGATAACCGGGTTTTCTTATGCCTGTATGACTGCCAGACTTTTTCAGACATTTCTACTATGCTGATGGTATGACGATCAACCAAAAGCTAGAAGGTCTTATATCCTTCGCTTCAAATAGCCCGGGAGTTCCAACCGGTTACGGACAGCAAGCTTCTTACCTAGTAAATAACATGGTGAAAAGCGGGCTGACTGTAGCGGCGATGTCTAAATACGGACACGAAGGCGGGATCGAAAAGCTGAGAATCAACGGCGGAAACAAAATCCCGCATTACCCCAGAAGCTTTAGCGGTTACTCAGTAGACACTTTGCCGCTGAACCATCAGCACTTCAAAAACCAAAACCCAGACCTGAAAGATGCTATCTTTATTCTCTACGATAGCTGGGTCTATAATCAGGGCAAGTTCGATGATCAAGAAATAATTATTTGGGCTCCAATAGATCATGTGACTATGCCGCCATTGGTTCACAAGTTTTTAGCTCAGCCCAATGTCACAGTAGTCAGCATGGCTCCGGATGGCAAAAGACAACTAGACGCAGTAAAAATAGACAGCACCTACATCCCGCACTCAATAGACACAAAAATTTTTATGCCGCGAACTAACATCAGGTCAGTGGACACGAGATTGAACTGGTTGCGAGTTGAACCTGATGAGTTTCTAGTCGGCATAGTTGCCGCGAATAAATCTAACGGCACGATCCACCGGAAAGCTTTTGCTGAAAACTTGCTTGCTTTTTCTATGTTTCAAAAGAAGCATCCCAAGTCAAAGCTTTATATCCATTCTGAAGCCAGTAGGATCATGGGCGGATTTGACCTAATAAACTTGCTAAAAAGCTGTGGAGTGCCGTCTGAGTCTGTGCTGTTCCCTGACCCGCTGGACTTGCGCTATGGAATGTCGCAGCAAGACCTAGCTTCGCTTTATAGCGCCTTTGATGTTTTGCTGGCACCCAGTTACGGAGAAGGCTTTGGAGTCCCCACAGTCGAAGCTCAAGCTTGTGGAACTAAAGTCATAGTAAGCAACTGGGCAGCCAGTCAAGATGTAGCCGGGGAAGAAAGCTGGAAAGTCGAAGGGATCCCTTTTTGGGATGAGGCTCAAGTAGCTTGGTATAAAATTCCGCTAGTCGAAAGTATCGTCTGGGCTTTGGAGAAAGCTTATGAAGCAGACAGAGGCGTTAGCCAAAAGTCAGTCGAGTTTGCTAGTCAATTTGAAGACAAAAAAGTCTACGCGGAAAAGTGGGAGCCATTTCTAAGGAACTACTTTGCTGGCTAACCTAACTGTGCCGGTTTTGAACCGATACGACCTGCTGCAAAGAATGGTCAGCTCGATAGATTACCCGGTAAGACATCTAGTGATTATAGATAACGGCGCGGGTCTGGAATCGTTACGGATGCCGGACAGTGTAAAAAAGACATCTATCTTGCCAATGCCTTCTAATTTGGGAGTAGCTACCAGCTGGAATCTAGGAATCAAGATGTTCAACCGTTGCCCAGTTTTCTTTTTCGCCAGCGCTGACATGTGGTTCAACCCCGGGGACTTGGAAAAGCTCGCTCACTCTAGCCCGGATGAGATCACACTGCACCAGACTTTTCCACACTGGCAGTCTTTTGCTATCGGTCAAGCTGCGGTTGAAAAGATAGGGCTGTTTGATGAAGCGCTGCATCCAATTTATTTTGAAGATAATGACTACACGCGCCGGGCAGAAGCGGAAAAAGTAGAAATTAAGATGCTTAAATTGACCGGCGGGCATGACAACAGCTCGACAATAGCTTCAGACAAATTTTACCAACAGCGAAACAGCGAAAGCTTTTTATCAAATAGCCGCTACTATAATCAGAAGGTTGAATCAGAAGACTTCAGTGCCGGCACTTGGCAGATAAACAGAACGAGGGAAAACAGTTGGGAAAAGTAGTCATTACAGGAGTCGCAGGTCTGCTTGGATCGCATCTGGCAGATAAGTTCTTGTCTGAAGGCTGGGAAGTCGTAGGCATAGATAACTTGATCGGCGGTGAACTTGCCAATGTTCCGGCTGGGGTTTCGCTCTACCGAGATGATCTGACTAACAGGTCAGTTATAGATAATACTTACTGGCGCGGCACAGACCTAGTTATTCACGCGGCGGCTTTGGCGCACGAAGGGCTAAGCGTTTTCAGTCCGGCGCTGATTGTAGAAAACAACATCCAAGCGACAGTGAACTCGCTAACTGCAGCGGTCAAGTATTCCGCTAAGCGTTTTATTTACTTATCTTCAATGGCGCGCTACGGAGATCTGGGAGTCGTGTTCGAGGAAGACATGGAGCCGAACCCAGTGGATCCTTACGGAATTTCAAAACTGTCCAGCGAAAAGCTGATCAAAAACATCTGCGAAACTCATGACCTTGAGTACACGATAATAGCGCCGCATAACATAATCGGCGCAAGGCAAAAGTATGACGATCCTTTTAGAAATGTAGCTTCTATTTTTGCCAACAGGATGCTGCTAGGGAAACAGCCAATTATTTATGGCGATGGTCAGCAAAAAAGATCGTTTAGCTTTATTCAAGATGTAGTAGATCCGCTGTTCAAGGCTTGCCAGTTGCCGGAAACAAATGGCGAAGTAATAAATGTAGGACCTGATGATGAATCAACTACGATTATTCAACTAGCCGCGCTGATAGCCAAGAAACTTGACTTCAAACTAGACCCTATTTTTATGCCGGATAGACCTCAAGAAGTAAAGATCGCTTTATGCAGTAGCGACAAAGCCAGACGGCTGCTTGGCTACGAGACTAAAACTACTTTGGATCAAGGACTAGACGAAGTTATAGGCTGGATACAGCAAAACGGAGCAAAAGAATTTCACTACTACTTGCCAATTGAAATAGTCAATGAAAAGACTCCGCAGTCTTGGACTGACAGGCTGATATAACCGACTAGCATCTAAGCGGTAAACTATTCGTATGGCGATTACAAACGGGTACTGTTCACTAGCGCAAGTAAAATCTAGTCTAAGAATCACAGACACAGTGGATGACGAGCTGATAGAGCTTGCGATCAACGCTGCATCGAGAGAAATAGACCAAGCTTGCGAGCGGACTTTCTACAACATGGGTTCTGCTGTCAGATACTTTAGCGCACTGGATTCCTTCTATGCAGAAATAGACGACTTGATCACGCTGACAACTTTGCAGACGGACATAGATGGAACTAATAGCTATCAGACGACTTGGGCAACTACTGATTACCAGCTTGAGCCGCTGAAAGGCTTTGCAGGTGGAATACCCCAGCCAGCAACTGGGATCCGGGCTGTTGATGACTACCTGTTTCCAAACTTGCGACAAGAAGCGCTTATCAAAGTTACAGGAGTTTGGGGCTGGGCAGCTACCCCGACTTCTATTCAACAAGCATGCATTATTCTTTCCAGCCGTATTTTTAAGCGGAATGATTCGCCACTTGGCGTAGCCGGATTTGGAGACTTGGGAGTGATCCGAGTCGGAAAGCTAGACCCGGATGTTGAAGCGCTAATTTATGCCTTTAGAAAGCCGAGAATGGCATGACGATAGACGGATTACGAAACGGTCTCGCTACAAACCTAGCCACTATTTCTGGGTTGAGAGTTGCTGCCGAGATTCCGGATAATCCCAGCCCGCCAATTGGGGTAGTCTCGCTACGCACTGTGGAGTATGACCAAGCTTTTCAGCGTGGTCTCGCAGTGTATACTTTTACTGTGACAGTGATTGTAGGTCGGGCAGCCGAGCGAGAAGCTCAGCGAAGGCTAAATGACTACTGTGACAACTCGGGAACTTCAAGTGTAAAGCTTGCGATAGAGAGCGACAAGACTCTGGGCGGTTCTGCTTTTGATTGCCGGGTAACTTCAATGGATAACATTGGAGCTTTACAGATGAATGATGCCACTTATTTGGCGGCTGACTTCACAGTGAGTGCTTACGCTAACTAACAAGGAGAAAAATGAGCAAGTTCGTAGCAACAGACTACGCTATCGAAATTGGAGACACTGATTTCAGTACTTCAATAGCGGCAGTTACACTAGACATCTCAGCCGATGAGCAAGAAACTACAGCTTTCGGAAACGATTACCGCACAAGAGTAGCAGGGCTAAAAGACGCTTCGCTTACTCTAGACTTTCATCAGGACTTTGGAGCAACTTCGGTTGATTCAACCCTGTTCCCACTTTTGGGTTCAGCAGTTTCTTTTTCGATCACACCGACTTCTGAAGCCGCTTCCGCTACAAACCCTTCATACTCCGGCACAGCTATCGTGACGGCTTATAGCCCTTTTTCTAACAGCGTTGGAGATTTGGCTACTCTGTCTGTGACATGGCCTGTATCCGGAGCCATTACTCGCGCCACAGCCTAGGAGAAACAAATGAACATCAACCTAAAAATTACCTTTTCAGACGGCACAGAAAAGACTGTCAGCGCTAATGCTGCAGACTTGGTAGCTTTCGAGTCAAAATTTGACTTGTCAATTTCCTCGCTAA